GGCCAATGAACGCGACGACGTCGGGGTGGTCTTTGAGCGTGCGGTCGAAGGCGCCCTTGTCGATGATGTCGCCGGTTCTATCTTTGTTCCCCGTTGCCCCGGCGTACCCGGTGATGAGGCGTTGCGAGGTGTCGACAGCCTTGAGCTCGACCCGCGTAAAGAGTCGCTGTGGGTCCATTGGTGAGAACTCCTTTACGGGGCGTGCGAAGATAGCGGCATGGCCGAAGCAACAGATGAGAGCGTGTTGGCAGCGATCGTGAAGGGCGGCAGCACGTGCCCTGCCTGTAACGAGAAGCCGGTCCGGCTGGTGAGCCGCTATCCGACAGTCGCCACGGTGGCCGACGAGGAAGGGCACCAGTGGGACGTCGAGGTCGAGGCTGAGGCTGAGAACTAGGCTTTCGGAATGAGCGCCGTCGTCGCATAGCCCGGCGCGTCGGTCGTTTCGATCCAGACCGCGTTCCGCGCCAGCATCCATCGGTCGGACACGTCCGGCCAGTCGTGCACGGTCTGCAGATGCCGCTGGATGCGCATCACAACCGCTGCGTCGCCATTGAGCGGCGCGCCGCAGATCCCGCAACGCCAGCTACCCGTCATCAGTCACCTGACCTAGTCCGCCCCCATACCAACGATATAGGCCACTGACTTGGAGATATCGCGGTTGTCGCCGTCGGGCGTGCGGCTCATGCCGTTTCCGTGCGAGCCCGGTCGCGTGTCGCGCGGCAACAATTCAGCCTGCTGCGCTTCGCTCAGCGCCGGCGGTGGAACCGGCACGGCACCCGGCAATGGCGTGGGCGGGATCAGGTTGTCGAGCTCCGTCGGCGTGACGATGTTCGGGATATACAGCACGTCGCTGTCTGGTCCTTCAGATTCGTTGCCGATCATGACCAGCGCCTGGTTGCGCGTAAACAGGACGGCCAGCAGGCCGCCACGCGCGCGCTCGTGCACCTTGTCTTCGTCGGCCTGCAGCACGCGGACCTAGCTCAGGTCGAAGCCAACCTCGGCGTGGTCGAAGTCCTCGAATTCGGGCAAGAGTTGCGTATCCAGCTCGGCGGCCAGCAGTCGCTGCGTCGGGATGATGCACGACTCATAGGCTTGCTCGCGCATCTCGCGCATGGTCGCGCCGACCTTGGTGCGCTCGAGGCCAGCGCCCAGGCCGACGACTGCGGCGGGGATGCCCAGGATGGCGGTCACGCGCTCTTCAGGCACCATGCGCAGTTGCTTGAGGTCCATCTGCTGCGGGCTGAAGCTGAGCACGGCCACGTCGGTTTTCCCGCTCATGATGAGCGGCTCGCCGCGGCGTTCGCCGCCGAAGCGGGCCATAAACTCGCCCTTGACGCGCTCGAGGTCCTCGGCCGAGACCGTGCCAGGACCGTGCTCGGAGGGAGAGAGCACGACGCCTGGCACGCCCAGGTTTTTGAGGATCGACGAGGTGAACCGCGCGGCTTCGTCGTCGGTGAAGATCTCCTGCAGCAGCGACGCCAGCGGCGACAGGCCCTTGCGTACGTTGCTGGGATCGAGCCCGTAGCGGAAGTGGACGACGTCTTCGACGGCGACGGGGATGTGCTGCAGCGCGTCAGGGCTGTAGACGTAGTTCGTCAGGAAGACGCTGCCGTCCTTTGGCCATTGCGGCTGCATCATGTGCTGCGGCACCCACCACAACTCGACGACCTTGCCCGCGCCCGAGCGCACCTTCAGCCAGTAGCTGTTGCCCGTGGTGAGCATGTCGGTGAGGGTCGCGTACCAGAGCAGGACGCCCGAGTAGTACGGGTTAGGCTTTCGCAGCAGGCGTGTCAGCGGATGCGGCTCGACGGCTTCGCGTTTGTTGTCGGGCCCGTCGATGAGGACCTGCAGCGGCGCCTCGGGGAAGGTGCGGCAGATCCACAGCACGGACGCCATGACGATGGAGTTGGCGTTCGGATCCGTGTGAGCGGCGGCGTAATAATTCTGTGACGAGATGAAGGAACGACCCCAGGTCGACCAGTTGCCGCCGGAGCCGTCCGAGTTCCAAAGCGAGCTCCAACTCTGGCCGAACGTCATGCTGAAGCGCTTCAAGGCGCGCGTGATTGGGTTGGCCATCGCGTGCCTCCTGGGCGTGAACTTCAGAGTGCCGTCCATCGTGGCGGCGTGTAAGCGGCTAGAACAGTCGCATCGCCGCAATCAGGCGAGCGGCCGAGCCGCTTCACAATGTCTTCCTTCGACTCGACGATGATTCCGGTCGTGCGCATCGACCAGTGCGGCGCGCACAGATCAGCCAGCAGCTCGCTGTCCGGCGGCAGCATCAGGTGCTCGCCCTTGTCGGGGTCGAGCGCTTCCCGCAGTTTCCAGTACGCCTCGGCCCGGCGATTGGCGAACCGCAACGTATTGCTCCGATCGCGCGCGCTCGAGGACTCGGCGAAGTTGATCGGCACTACCCTGGCGCGCTGCTGGCGCAGCAGGTCGTAGACGCTGGCGCCCACGCCGATCACGTCCACATTCGCCTGGCCGCCGTCGGTGAGCGCCCTGAGCGTGAGCATGGCGACTGCCTGACCGTCCGGCGTATCTGAGCCGGGATACTTTTCGAGCAGCGCGAACCATGCGCCGTAACGCCGGCTCAGCACCGTCTTGTCCGCGCCACCGCGGGCGACGTCGACGCCGACGCAGTCCTGCGGGCCATCGGGCAGCCTCGGCGACCAGCGCGCCTGCGCGGCGCGGATCCACGCGGTCGGGATGACCTGCCACGGGTCGTCCTTGGTGCCCGCCTCGAAGTCGCCGTACAGCATCTGGCTGCGCAGCGGCTCAGGGAATGCCTGCAGGATGGCGCGGTAGCCCGAGCGCTCGAGGTGCGGGTTGTCGGCCAGCCGCGCGGGAATGAACGTCCTTGAGCGCGGCTGGATCATCTCGCCCTTGAAGTCGAACGCGGTGCCGTCTTCGACTTCGGTATCGTCACCGTCGAGGATGGCGAACCAGCGCAGATGACCGGGCAGGGCTGGGCGTGGATGCTGACCGTCGAGCCAGGGGGCCCAGCGGCGGATGACCCATTCACCCTCCGCACTCGTTGGCGGATTACCCGCTCCAGCGATGCGGCAGCGCTGGCCGGGGATCGTAGTGCGATTCCAGCCGATCAGGAAACGGTACTGGTGCTCGCTAAACTGCGGGAGTTCATCGAAGCACTTCAGGTCATGGGCGCGCCCCTGGAAGCCATCGACATCGTGCTCGAACTGGACCGCACCAAGCTCAAGGAACCGACCATCGGCCAATCGCCACAGGTTCGTCTGCTGATTGAAGCGGCCGCGGTCGCCGATGATCTCGTGTGAGCGATCGATGATGTCGCGGAGCTGCTTGTACTCGCGGCGGAAGATGATGGAGCGTCGGTGAGCCGTGAGCGCGAGGCCGATTTCGAGGTCGGTCTTGCCACCGCCGGCCGACCCGCCATAAAAGAGTTCATCGGCTTCGGTGAGCCAGCCCTCAGTCTGTGGTCCCGGTAGCGGCGTCCAGATCGGGTTCTTCGCCGTCAGCAGGTCCAGCAGCGCGTTCTCTTGCGCGCTGAACGATGGCAAGGACTCGGCGTGCCCGTTCTTCGTCGGTGAGGCTGTCGCCAAGTGGAGCGCCGTCCTTTCCGGTCAGCTCGTCGCGTGTGACATAGCCGCGGTCCTTCCCGACCGTGCGCAGGTAGAACTGGATAGCCCACGCCTCGCCGTTCTGCACGGCCTGGTAGAGCTTGAGTTCGGCCGTGTCGCCGGCGAGGCCGCGTTCGAGGTCGAGCGTCTCGCGCAGGGCTGTAGATTGGGCGATGCGCGCCTTGATCGTGTTCGGCGAGCAGCCGAGGCGCTTCGCCGCGATCCAGAGCATGCCGCGTGCTTCGTGCAGGGCGGCATCGATCTGCGCGATTGAATATCGGGGCATCGCAGGCGTCAGTTCTGTCAGTTCGCGAGTGTGGCAGTCTTGCCGGTGAGTCCCTGCCAGCGGTTCAGGATCACATCGCAGTAGCCGGGATCGATCTCCATGCCGTAGCACTGTCGCCGTAATTGCTCAGAGGCGATCAGGACTGCGCCAGCGCCAGCAAAGGGGTCGATCACGATGCCGTTCGTCCGGTTGACAAGGTCGATCATGAGCGCGACTGGCTTCTGATTCGGGTGGTGTCTGCGCCGGTCGGGCTCCTGCTCGACGCCAAAAACGCCTGCCCACTTGTGGCGCAACACCTCGCGCCTGACCCGCTTGCGCGACCAGATCAATTCGAAGCATGAGCCTTACATCTTGTCGGCCGACTCATCTAAGCGTTTGTCCCACACCAGCCACGCGCCTGAGTGCTCAGCGTCCGGTAGCGTCGATGCGTAGTAGTCGGCGCCGAACCAATACTGGTGTTCCGCCGCTCCGAGCATGCCAACGATGGGGGCAGCGTCGAAATCGTGGTCATCGCCGATGACTTGCGCGTATTTCGTACCGCCGCGCATTCCCTTGTCCTTGGCGAATCGCAACCCCGACTCCATGTCCGAGTAGTCAGCGTCGAGGCGCATTCCGTACGGGGGATCCGCTATCACCGCGCCTGGTACTTTGCCACTCATCAGCCGATCGACGTCGGTCAGGTTGGTCGAGTCGCCGCACAGCAGTCGGTGCTCGCCGAGTAGCCACAGATCGCCCGGCTTGGTGATTGGCTCAGCCGGCGGCTCGAGGTCGGCCTCATCCTCTTCTGGCACCTGCGTCACGCCCGCGAGCAGTCGATCGAGTTCGGGTGAGTCGAAGCCGAGCAGGTCGATATCGCTGCCCGCGTCCTTCAATTCGGCCAGCAGATGCCCGAGGTCGTCCTCGACCCACTCGCCCCACGAGCCGTTATCTCTGAGCGCGCGCTCCTTGGCGAGCTGCTCGGGGATGTCGCTCAGCACTGTCGGAACATCGGCCCAGCCGAGGTGCTGCACGGCGCGATAGCGCATGTTACCCGCGTAGATCGTCCCGTCCTTTGTCGCCAGGATCGGCCGCAAGTCGAGCAGGCCAGGGTCGGCTTCGATACTGCGGCACAGGTTCTGAAATCTCGCATCCTTGAGCGTCCGGGGATTCCACGGCTCCGGATGCAGTTTCTTCAGCGGGACGCGCGTCATGCCTGAGCCGGCGTGTACTTGGTCACCAGCTCATCGAAGACCTTTTGCGCCGTCAGGCTCGCCGCGCGCGCTGTCTTGGCATACGCCTTCACGGTTGGCTTCACGGCGCCCTTTGAATCCATCGCTAATTCAACCGACGACTGGCCGATGCTCAATTCGTAGACCGCAGCCGTCAGCAACGCCGCCGCCGCATCGTTCGGCACTAGCTTCTTTGGCCGACCCGCGCCGACTCGTGCTCCGCCTCGTGGCATCTCAGGTGATTGCCTTGAACGGCGCAGGCGTGAGATTGCCCGCTATTCCCGTCGTCGTGGTGCCATTGCCAGCGGTCCAGGTTGGCCACCACACGTTGCACTGGTGCCATGAGCCATACGCGACCCAGACGCCACAGTGACACCAGTAGCCCACGTTGTAGGGCTGCGGTGCGACCGTCGGGTAGACCGGGTTCGCGCGTTTACACGTCGGGCAATAGCCGCAGTTCGGACAGCGATCCGTCATAAGACCTCGTTTGATTCCCCCATCTGCTGCATTTGAAATGCTGATGACTTAGGATTGCCGTTAGCGTGTTGACGTCACACGCGACGCACATTTCGTGAAGGAGGGCACTACCCACATGCCTCGGGGAATTGCCGGGTCTGGGACGACCACACGCGCACGGCGAACGACGCGATCCTCGACCAGTACGCGAGCCCGCTCACCATCATCGTCATCGACAGCGCAGCAGATCATCTGGTCTGGCGCCTCGCTCGACGGCCAGCACCTGTTTCAACTCGTGAAGTCAGGCATGGTCTGGCAGCTGTACGAGCTCAATTTCACGGGTGCCAACGCGGCCAGCCGGCGCATGGTGACGACGCAATCCATGTTCATGGAGGCATTCGCCGCCATCGGCTCGCAGTACGCGCTGCTGATGAACGCCATTCCGAGCAGTCGGCTGGCGAATCGCTCAGTCCGCGCGAGCGCTGCTAACGCGATCCCCAGCGCCATCACGCAACCCATCGCTGCAGGCCAGGTCGTCAAGCCCAGCGCAACCGCCACCAGGCGCACCCGCAGGCGCGTCAGCGTCAGTCGGAGCACTCCCGCCGCCACCATTACCGCCGTCTAGCCCCGCAGGGTCCGCGGGTTGTGAGTGCAAGTGGCTCAGCCAATCGCTGAGGTTCTTCACGAGCAACTCGCGGTCGCTCATGTACAGCGTGGCGTTCGAGATGAAGTGGCGCGGGTAGCCGTCGCCCCAGTCACAGCCAGGGCACGTGTGGGCGTGCTCGTCGAGATGGACGACGTAGACCCACCACTTGTGCACTTCCGCGGACACGCGGCATTTCGCCTCGGCACACGTGCTTTTGAGAATCGCCGCAGCGATCAGGTCGGTGAGCATCTCGTCATCCACGCACCCTAACCGTAGGCACGCTGCCTCTTGACATGCGCGGTAGGAGCCAATAACCCCTATGGTCATAGGGGGTTTTCAGCAGCCGACCAGTCTGAGCGCC